TTGCCGTTGGTGAAGGTAAACTCTAGGGTGTTACCATTCCGCACTCTAACAGCCGTTATTTTGTCAATAAAGGCATCTGCATCGAACTCCTCAACACCGAGTACCTCGGCAGCGGTTTTGCAAAGGGTGGCTTCAGGGATCTGCTTTGAGGCACACGCGGCTTTTCCTTTCGATCGGAAGGTGGCGCAGATCCAGGCGTAGCCGTTTTTTGTTTTTCGCCGCTGATAGTGTTTGCCGCAGATGTCGCACACCAGTTTCCCCGTGAATGGATACGCAGGTGCAACCTCACCGAAACGACAGAATTTTTCGGCGCGTTCGGCGATGAGTGCTTGCACCGCATTGAACGCCTCCAGGCTAACAATCGCCTCGTGGCTATCGGTTACGTGGTATTGCGGCAGTTCACCGCTGTTGCGAATGTCCTTTTTGGTGAGGTGGTCTTTGCGGTAGAACTTTTGTAAAAGCAAGTTGCCTGTATAAGCGTAATTCCGCAAAACTCGCATCACGCTATTTTTGTTCCATTCGTTGCCGAACCGAGTGGCAACCTTGTCCTCGTTGAGTTGCTTTGCGATCGCCAACACGCCGCGCCCGGAAAGGCACTCTTCAAAAATGTATTGAACAACAGCCGCCTCTTCGGGAACTACCATCAGCGTTCCTTGTTCGTAACGATATCCAAGCATCGTACCGTTCCAGGGCATACCGTTTTCAAAGTTATGCCGAACGCGCCATTTCATATTTTCGCTGACCGAAAGGCTCTCCTCTTGGGCGTAGGACGCGAGAATCGTCATCATCAACTCACCGTCCGCGCTCATCGTGTAAATGTTCTGTTCTTCAAAATAAACATTGACACCGAGTTGTTTCAGTTCGCGCACCGTCTTTAAAAGCGTGACCGTATTTCGCGCAAGCCGAGAAATGGACTTCACAATTATGAGATCGATATTCCCGGCGCGGCATTCAGCCAAGAGCCGCTGAAAGCCATCGCGATCTTCCTTCGTACCCGTGATCGCTTCGTCCGCGTAAACGCCACAAAACAGCCAACCGTTATGTTTTTGAATGAGGTCGTTGTAGTAACTGACCTGGGCTGACAGGGAATGCAACATTGCGTCCTTGCCGGACGACACACGAGCGTAGGCGGCAACCCTGGTCGCTTTCGGTTGGGCGGGTACAAAACTATGCACCCGATGGACAATTCTTTCCATTCGATTCACCTCCTTATTGTGTCACATATTACCTCTAATAAGAGGTTATATCCAGCTATTTATCGGCAAATACTGAACGAAGAAATGTCGTATTTTTTGGTCATAATACATTCGATTTTTCGGTATTCTGCATCGGTTATCACACCTTCTGCAAGCATCTTCCTTGCCAATGACATCGCGATCTGGTAGCGCACAAGGCGGTTCTTATACTCGTCCATTCTCATCCACCGCCTTTCGCCGTGCTTTGTTGTAACACTCACGCGAACAGTACACTCGGTTCTTATTGCCGTAGCTTTCAAAGCGCTGTCCGCACCACGAACACGTTTGTTGGTAATATGCTTTTTTATTACCCTTGTCCCGGTGAGTGTTCCACCACGCCATACGGCATTTGTCCGAGCAGAACTTTTTAACTTTCGTGTGCGGCAAGCGGACGATCTCCGCCCCACAGTAAAGGCATCCTTCCGTGCGTTCTGGGATCGTTGCCGCTTCTTTTTGACGTCGGCAGAATGTCTTGACACCGTTCGGTGGCAAATGAAGCATTGTGGCAATCTTTTTATAGCCCATGCCTTCTGCCATTAAGAGTAAGATTTGGCTTTTTTCATAATCGGTCATAAAAACACCTTCCTTCTATCTCTTATCGGACATCAGGAGTGCGATTTGCAACCAAAAAGCAAAAAAAAATATGCCCACCGGGGATTTCTCCTCGATGGGCATACATTTTAGGTCGGGATCTTCAGTTTTTGTCCGGCGTAGATGGTGTCGGAGGTCAGACCGTTCAGTTTTTTGATTTCAGGGTAGCGAGTGCCGTCACCGAGGTATGCGACTGCAATATCCCACAGCGTATCATTCTCCTTCACGGTATGAACGCGCTGTGCGGTCTTCGTCGGGTAGATCGCCTTACCATCGTTCGTGAACACGTAGGTACCGGGATTCTTGTCTGCCGTCGCCTTGGCGTTGGACAGAACACGATAGGCACCAACCTGGGACTTGCTATCCTTCCAGGTCTTACGAACGCGGTAATATCCGCTCGTCAGCTTTTCAGGATAGGTAGTCGCTGCCGGAGTAGTCGGCTTGGTCGACGTAGACGGTTTCGTCTCCTTTGCAAGCTGTGCCTTCACCGCTGCACGGAAGGTATCCATCGACTTGCCGTGCTTCGGAAACCAGTGCATCACATCGCCGTGATTGCCAGCGATGCCGCGTGCATGACCTTCCGAATGGCAGAGGATGTTCTTCTCGGTGAGGTTGAATTTCTTACAAAGGTACACGCAGAGTTCGACCGCCTCCTGGTAGACCTTCTTGAAATACGCGCCATCGGTCAGATCGTCCTCGCAGATTTCAAAACCGATGTGCGTATCGTTCGCCGATCCATCTGCGTGCCAACCACGGTGATCCCACGGGAGGGTTTGGTAGGTGGCGATGCTGCCGTCGGCAAGTTGACCGATGAATGCGTGAACGCAGACCGAACGGCCGTCAGGATACGGTGTGTTCCAATGGTTGTTGTAGCGGTTCTTGCCCAACTTGCCATCATCGGGGCCGACATAACGGCGCAGCGTAGAGTTGTTGGCACCCGTGGAGTGAACCATAATGCCCTTGATGGCGATCTTCTTTCCTGCTTTGTAGCAGGCGTTCTGCGTAAGGATGAGTTTTTGCAGATTCATAATCATTGATCTCCTTTCTTGTCGTTATCCTTGTCTTTCAATTGAGCAAGGATGTCTTTGAGAACTTGCGGATACGGTACACCGAGTTTCGAGGTGTTTTCCAGCACGGAAATACCCTCGTTCGACAGGTAGAAAAAGATCACAGCGGTACGTACCACTCCCGCTTGACCGAGGACGAGGACATCGACGATGTTCGCCACGCCAACAAGCAGAAAGATTACGACCTTCTTGAAAATACCGCGAAAGCCGATCGAACTATCCACTTTCTTGTTGACGATTGCCACCATCAAGCCCGTAGCATAGTCGACCACCACAAAGGCGATCAGCGCATACAGAAAACCGTCAAAGCCGCCCAGGAACCACCCGATGTAGCCGCCAAGCGCAGAGAACGCGATCTGAATGCAAGTCCAAATTTGTTTCATAGGGGTTTGCTCCTTCCTTTGAAATATGAAAAAGACGCCCGGTTTGAGCGCCTTGTTTCCTTATGAAAGCCACGACGGTTTATCCGGCACGGCAAGGGACTGCGTCCCATCAAGCCACGCTTGATACCACTCACGGAGTTCTTCGCGTTGAACCTTCGTGAGCCTGTCGTACCAAAGCGGGCCACGGTTGATGACAGAAAAGCACTCCACCTCGCGCAGGGATCGGTAGTCCGCGATCGCCGCCGCTGTTTGGAGTGCTTTTTCTCGTTCATCATCGAACACGATAACACCATCGCGCACACGATAGGAGTTTAAGTGGTCGGAAAAGTGACCGATGTCTTCAGGATCGGCGGCTTCAATACCACCCACCAAATCGCCGACTTCTGCGAAACTGGCGATATAGCCGTCTTCGTTTAATATCACTTTCATAGCTGTCCTCCTTAGTTACATCCATACACGCGGGTAACATAGCCCGACGCGCTTGAACTGTTGATTGTGAGCGTGATGTTTGTCGCGAGTTTAATGTCAAAGGTCACGTAGTTTGTTTCGTCTGCAAACTGAAATGTTCTCGCCGTTGATCCAAGTGCCAGGTTTGGAATCCAAATAGCACAATGCGCTGACGAGGCTTTCGGGCGACCTTCGATAATATAACCCTTGTACTTGGAACTGAAGGTAATCGATCCGCTGGACAGTTGTCCTGAGTAGAGCGTCAAGCAATGCACACCGAGCGCCCACCGGGCATCTTCGGGCGTGCTTGTGCCTGTGCCGCCATTAGCGATCGAAACGATGCCTGTGACATTAGCCGCATACCCGTTAAAATTGCCGCTGGTGTTAATAAGCGGTCGAATAGTTTTGTTCGTTCCGGCCGCATAGTTTTCATCGGTGGCGTAGGAAAAATACAGGTCATCCGCAAGCGTACCGATTTCCCACGAACCGTGCAGGGTTTTAGAAGAAAAGATCGGATAAAACTGATTGGATGTTTCATTCTTGGTAGCACGAATAATCGCGTTGTCGCGCGAATAAATCCAACTGGATTCATTGTTGTTGTGTACGATTTGCTCGGTCAATTCAAAAGGACCGTTTATTTTACGAACCGACAGCTCACCGAGCTTCGTCGAGCCTGTTACGGTTGCATCGCCTACCACATGGAGCGCCGCTTCGGGGTTCGGTGTATTGATACCAACCTTCTGTTTACGCAACGCAACAAGCGGTGTTCCCTGTGGTACGATAAAGGAGAGGTGAAGAAGAGTGATAACGCCAAGACGGTCATATACCTGCAGAATGACATCATACGAAGAGTCAGCATCGAGGTTACAGAACTCCATATTTTCATAGGTGAAGTTCGTGCCGTTACAGGTGACATCTGCTGTAAAATCCGTCCAGTTGCCGTAATCGTCTTCACTCGTTTTCTTGTACCCATAGCGCACGATTGTGACGGCGTTTTTCTGCACCTCGTCAACAGCGATTGCGGCAATCGAACCGTTGAAGGATAGCTGCATTTCTTCTTCGATGTTGTTGGTGCGTCGCAGAAGAACATTGTTGATCTTGGGTTTACTATACGGTAAGACGGTGATTTTTTGTGTTTCGGAAACGGTATAACCGCGCGAATCGGTTACCGTTACAATCACTTCGACTTGGCCGTTTTTAGTCACCGCACCCATATTGATGGCCTCGCCTGTGGTATTGCTTTTAGTGACACCGTTACAGGTGACCGTGTATTGCGCGATCGTTGCGTGATTTTTTGTAGTCACCGTACCGGGGGTAACGTACAAAAACGAGTGGCTCTGAATGAACAACTGATCGTTTTCTGTGATTGCCTTCGTTGTTGAGCGCCCATCCATATAAGTGAACGACTCCATAGTCGGCGCGGACATCGATTGCAGGGTGATAATGTTGCCGTTACAGGTGGACGTTGCGCCGATCTGTGTATCACCGCTTTTTGTGACAAGTTTGTATGTAGCTACCAGTTTCTTTGTGTTGGTCATCGCTGCCAGGATCGTGTCGCGAATCTCGGCAGATACCAGTTGACTCCTGGCAATCGATCCTGTAGTGGTAAAGGTTATCACCGGGAGATCGGCAATCTTTGTCGTCCCGTTCCAAATGGAAAGGTAGTACGAATACGCGCTGTCGTAGATGGTGGCTTTGAACTCAAGATACCCGGTTGACGCATCCACCTTGAAATCTGTAACCGAAGTTAACTGCGCCGCACCAAGTGTTTTAGCGCTGGCCTGATTTGAGGTGCCCTTTACCTGGTTGGTTTGTTTTCGAGCGCGAACCTTTACGCTATACGTCGTATTAGGCGTTAAGCCCGTAAATGTTTTAGAGGCTTTCGTGCTAGCAACTGTTGAGAACTGCGTAAATGTCCCGCCGTTCAAACTGTACTCCCACACATCTGCTTTTGCGGACGAAGTGGCTGTAACAGTAAACTCGTTTACCTTTATATTGGAAACAGAACAGCATACTGTCGGTGCCGTTCGATCAAGGCTATCCAGGTTTACCGTGGTTGAGGCGGTAATCGTGCCAATATATGTGCCGGAATATGTACCAGACATACGCCACGAAGCTGATAAAGCGACATCTTTTTTCGTGCCGTCCGCGTTATGGTATACTCGGACCTTTCGAGTTATCAGCAGTTTAGTTCCGTTGCCGGAGTAATCGGTGATAGCCGGAGCGGTATACGTTAATGAATCGCCGTTGATCGAGACAACCGAGTCGCTACGAGCGCTGACATCAAGTGAGTAGTATTTCAAATATACATTGAGCGTTACATCAGAATAATTGCCCACAACGCTCTGCAAGGCAGACCAGGTGCAATACAAACCCAAGCCAGCCGCAGGGTAATTTGCAAAGCTACCATTTAAGGCCACGACTATTTTCCTCCTTTAATCCAAAATAACAATATTCATTCCCTCGGTTGACGTCGGGAGCGGGACGAACTTGGTTTTACCAACTGTCAGTTCACCGTCCACCGTTGTTTTTTTGGTTACGGTTTCATCCTTGTTCAAAGTAAAAATCTTCTCGTCGTTGTAATAACCCGAAAATTCGGTGTTGTTAATGACGGTACGCTGTGCAGAATCCGAGTTCGACACCTCAATGCCACGATGGTCAATTTTTACTTCTGTCGTATAAATCTCATTCGGTGCAGGTGTCCATTTATGAATGGTGGTTCCTTCCGCGATGATGATGTCGCCAATGTAAAGCGTACCCGCACGATTGGAAATAGACAGTTTGATTGTTCCGTCTTGCACATCGTCGATAACGGCCGAAAACTCTGTCCACCCAAACGCATCTGTCGTGTTTACAACATCGATCGATTTATAACCGTTGTAGTGGACACGGACGAACGAATTATAAGCCCCTGTAGTTTTCTTCGCTCGGAATGCTATTGTGTAAGCCGTCCCGGTCACAGCACCCGTGATGGTTTGTCCCAAGGTTGAATAAGGACCCAAAACAAAGCACGAATTAGCCGTTGTACTGTTTTGTGCATCTGTAGTGGCATCGGTGGAAACCGATCCTGATGTCACCCAATCATCGGTGATGCCGTTTAAGCCGGACGAGTTTTTGAGAAGATTGATGCCGCCAGCGTATTGTCGCTGCACCGATACACTCAAGCCATCAACGCTCTGTTCCAACGAGGTCATCTTTGCTTCGATACTTTCAAAGCGCTCCTGTTCACCCAGATACTGATTCCCGAGTGTTTCAACAGATGTTGTAAGCGAACCGACATAACTGTTCAAGCCGTCAACGGAAGATTGCAACTCACCGTATTTGGTTGTGTTCGATTCAACGGACTCACGCAAGTCACCGACATTGTTTTCAAGAACCCAACTCACGCCGTCCCACACCATTGTTTCGGGTGGAACAACGGAAGTGTTAACCCACAACATACCAACGTGGGGGTTTTCAGGAGCGGTGTCTGTAGCCGCCGCATCGTGGTAGTCCATAATGGCATAGCGATCGGCGGTCAATATTTTTGCGCTCTCTTCAACGGATTCTAAAAGCGTACAAACAAAAGTGGCAGATTCGTTAATATCATCCGGGGAAACCTCGAGTGCCTTTGTTCCGCTGGCGTGTGCGCGATTCCATATTTCATCTGCTTCAGGATCGGCAGAAGAACGTGTCCACAGGAAACAGGCTTCATCCAGTTCCCCGGAAACATCGTCGTTCCACAAATAAACCTTTGCGGTTAGCGTTGTGTTCACAACGCCATTTTTGAAAAAACTGCCGTGCGAAGAAAGGATCTGCATACGATACACTTGCTTCGATTCAACTGCAGACAATCGATCAGAAAAGCCTTCCACATCCTTGGCGGTCGCATACGCCTTGAGAACGATCTCACCACTTTCCAAATCCCAATACGAAGATCCGTCCTGGGATTGCAGAACACCCGCTTTGATAATATTAGCGACCAGTTTGCCGGATGTGATAAAATCGGCTACGATCTGACCGTCCGCCGTGATGGCGGTATCGTATGGACCGTTATAACCTTTGCTCGAAAAACCCAAACCGCCAACGTTCCAGCGCCATACATTTACGGCTTCGTCTACGCTTGGGGCATCAAGAACAAGAAGCTCGCTCGGCAACCCGGTATCGCTGGCGCTGTTGATAACCACATAACCGCCCGTCTGTCCTGTGATGAGATCGGTAGCATTTTTGATCGCGGTATTCATCAGCACCGGGAAACGCTCAATCGCTGCCGTTGCATTTTCGGCGTTCTTCTCGGCAGCGCTCACGCTATCTAAAAGGTTCGCCTTTGCCGTGCCAAGCGTGATGGATATATACTTCTCGGCAAGCGTGTCGTACACGGTGGTAATGACTTTTGCTTTAGCGGTGATCCCTAGATAACTGTGTCGGACGGTTACTGTATCGCAGAGGGATACACGTTCCAATACAGCCGCGTATTCAGGCATCTTCCACAGCGGTTCAAATGCAACCGTTAAGGTCGGTGCAATCATACCGAGAGGATTGTTCTCAATGTAGCGAGTGGCGTATTCACGCAGACCTTCAACGGACAAGGGGTTCTCATCGCTGAAGTATTCCGAAAAATCCTTGATATAAGTTTTCCGCTGTGTAAGGTTTGTGTCCGCGATCGGCAGCAAGACCTCCGGGAGCGTCAAAGCGCTCTCCGTTCCATCCTCGGCGGTGCGAACTGCATACGGCAAAAGGTCGGTAAATACTTCTGTTGTGTCGCTGTCGTGTTCGAGTGATGTGAGGTTTTTGCCGTACTCGATAACAACACCTGTGTGCTTTCCGCGACCTTGGTGATGAATAACCTTAAAGTTATCCCATTCATACTCGCCGCCCCACAAATCGAGAAAAGATCCCGCAACGCCGCCGAGGCAAGCACGAACGCTCTGCGGCCGAGATACCGCGAACTTCTTTGCCGATGAGTAATCGGTAAGGCACGTAAAGTTGTGTTCGGTCGCTGTTTCGGTAAACACGCGCTCCATTGCAAGAGGCGCAGAAACCGACTCACTCGACCATTGGAGTGCAGCAATATGCGAGAGGTCATAACTGATGTGTTGCGCATACACCGTAACCTCGCCATTGATCGGCGTGGAAATACGATAAATGCGGAACGCCTGGTCATCAGCCGTGTCGTTCGGCTTTGCTTTCACCAGGCGTTCCGCAAGAATCTCTTTATAGAGCGCACCTGTAATAGGGTATTTGAACACACACTCATACGCACCGTTGCGTTCCTCGGTCACTTCACACATCGTACAGTCCTTTAGAGCGCCAATGCCGAATGTGCGAAAGTCGGTGGCGTCCGCTTTGAAAAGAACAGGAATCATAATGCCCACCACCTCGGCGTAATTTTAAGTTCCGAAATGCCGCCCGAAAATGAAACATAGTTAACATCCGCTTTCAGCACCGGGAATCCGTCACCGATAAGCGTATCGTTCTTGTTTTCGGTGCCCTTGTAACACATCATTCTTTCGGAATCGATCACAACGTGTTCATCGATATCAAGCAGTTGCCAGGAGGCGTGGTATTCGCGCGTTTCAACAGTAATCGAACCCGATCCCGAACCGAAAGCGACAAGCTGCGGCTGGCTATCAAATTCGCACGGATTAGGAATAAACATCCCTTCCGTTAAAGTGATAATCTCATTGCCGCTTGTCAATCTCCGAAACGGTTTACAGGTAAAGCTGATGTTAAACACACCAATACGGTGAAGTTCCTCTTCAATATCGAGTTTACCCGAAAACACGGCATCGCGGTAATGTGCTTCGTCATAGGTGTCGGACAGGGTGTCATACGATCCCATACCGCCGTACAGCCACCCTTTGATTGCGGTCATACGACTTTCCAACTCCTCGACGGAACGCGCAGGCACGAATACAGAATACACGACCTGCACATTAGGAAACCGCACATCACCCGAAAGCAGATCTCCGTGTCTTCCCGGAATGGAGATGAAATCCATCTCCGCCTCCGGGCCGGAAAACACGTTCTTGCTTTCAATGCGAATGCCGTAATCTGCAGAAGATCTTTCACGATAAAAAAATGCATTCACGCAAACACCATTCCTTTCCGCTTTGCAAATTGTCCAGCCGTCACCATCACCTCATTGGTAAGTTGACGGATATCCTCATTCGTGTAGTTGTTAAAGTTGGTAATATTCAGAACGATCGAAAGACCGCTTTGCATTGCTTGCGCGCCGCCTGACGCAGAAATCGTGTCATCGATCGAACCTTTCACCGTAAAATCGGTTGGGATCGATGTTTCCATATCAGTTGCCAAGCCGTGCATAACGTCGTTAATGTCTTCGGTCATGTGTTCTGCTGCAACTACGGCGTCCTTACCGTTTTTATCGATAGAACCCGCCAAGCCATCAACAAGCATCTCGCCGATCCAACCCATCTCCTTCGACGGAGAGGCGATGCCGAAGAAACTACAGATACCGTCCCAAATGCCTGTAATCCAACCAGACACTTGATCCCACAGCCAGCCTGCGAGGCTTTGGATGCCTTGCCACAGACCTTTTACAATGTTGCCGCCGATTTCGGCCATTTTTCCGAAGAGAGAGCCGAAGGCGTTAACAAGACCTGTGATGATCTGCGGCACGGCTTTTACGATTTCAATGATAATTGTCGGAAGATTCTGAATCAGAGATACAAACAACTGTACGCCCGTTTCGACCAACAACGGGATATTGTTCAACACCGCATTGATGATACCGCTGATGATATCGGGAATGGCGTTAACGATCGTGACGATAATTGTAGGAAGTGCCTTTACAAGCGAAATCAAAAGGTCGATACCCGCCTGGATAATTTGCGGAATTGCACTTAAAACTGCGCTGATGATTCCTTCAATGATCGCCGGGATTGCCTCAACGATCGCCGCGATAATTTCCGGGAGCGCCGCCACCAAAGAGGTGATGAGTTCAATACCCGTTTGAATAATCTGCGGGATCGCGTCCAGAATGAAGTTGATGATACCGAGGATGACTTCCGGGAGTGCCGCGATCAAAACAGGAATGGCATCGAGGATACCTTGCGCCAAGCCCATAATCAACTGAAGTGCAGCGTCCAGGATCATCGGAAGATTCGCGATGAGTGTGTTTACAATGTCAATGACAAGCTGCACAATTGTGGGGATCAACGTCGGGGCCGCCTGGGCAATGCCCGTAATCAAGGTGGCCACGACCTGCAACGCCGTTTCCAAGAGAATCGGCAGGTTGGCGATAATACCCTCCACAAGCGCCATTACTAATTGCAACGCACACTCGGCAATCTGTGGTAGCATCTCAATGAGCGCTTCCAGGATCGTAAAAACAACCTGGGAAATTGTTTCGATAATCATCGGCAGATTCTCGACAATAGATTCTGCCAACGAGGTGATAATCTCGCCGACAATCTCCAACAATTCAGGAAGGAACTCCATAAAAAGGTCGAGGACTTTCGGTAAAATATCACCGACCACATCGGACATTTTACTGATGTCACCATTCGCATCGAGAATGCCGTTTGTGAACTCTGCAAGTAGGGCGTTGCCTTCGGTTGCCATACTGGTCAAAACCGGGAGCAGAACCGTTCCGAGCGCATTTTTAGCGGCTTCTGCGCCAACGCTCAAATACTGCAACTGATCGTCAAGAGCGCCGTATGCGTTCAACATGTCCTCGCTCAAAACATAGCCCGCCGCTTGTGCTTGCGCGCCGAGTTCGTTCATCACTTGTGAACCTTGCTCGATGAGTGGGTTCAACTCTTGCGCCGACTTGCCGAGAATTTGCATAGCAAGAGCGTCACGCTCGGTTTCGTTAGTGATCTTACCGAGAGCGTCGATGACCTCCCAATACACCGTATCCGAATCACGGAGCGTACCGTCTGCATTTGTGACCTCAACACCGAGTTTTTGATAGGCTTCCACCGACAACTTTGTGCCGTCTTGCACCGCCTTCATCGACTTGATTTGTTTTGCCATCGACTTGGTCAGCGTTTCGGTGGAAACGTCGACCAGTTCAGCGGCGTACATATACTCTTGCAATTTGTCTGTAGCGATGCCTGTTTGCGTTGCTGTGGTGAGAACCTCATCAGCATACGCCGCACCTTCTTTGGACATATCGACAAGAGCCTTTGCGCCTGCGACCGCCGCAGCGGCAACAGCGGCAAATGCAGCGGTAATAGCGGCGGCACACGCCTTACACGTATCACCGAGCGCTTTAAATTTGCCGCCCGCGTCATCGCTTTCTTCGGCGGCATCTTCGATTTCATCGGCAAACTCATCAGCACCGTCTCCGGCATCATCGAGTCCGTCTTCGGCTTCATCAAGGGCGCGGTTGTTGTCCTTTAACTCACGTTCCATATCGTTCAAAGCCGCCGTAGCATTGTTCAGTTGAACTTGCCACGATTGGGTACGGCGGTCGTTTTCGCCGAACGATTCAGATGCGTTTGCCAAAGCCGCACGGAGCGTTTCCACTTTTGCGCGCTGGGCCTCGATCTGTTTGTTCAGCACCTCGTTACGGGCGGTGAGTCCTTCGACCGAACTGTCGTTTTTACCGAACTGCGACTCGACCACTTTCATTTCCGAGCCGAGGACTTTGAAACTGGAATTGATATCCGCAAGAGCCTTCTTGAACTCTTTTTCACCATCAAGACCAATCTTCAATCCAAACTCATCAGCCAACTAAACCACCACCTTTCGTCAAATGCCGTTGGGAATAATGTCGTCGATAAAATACTCACGCTTGGGCTTGGTAAGCCCTGTGAATTGCTTGTGGCATTCCCACAGATCCAGTAACAAGCCAAACGGCATCAGCCAAACTTCATCCCACGAGAGATGAAGCTGACCGATGCCGTAATAAAGAAGTCGAGTAAACAATTCTTCATCGCTTACTCGACCGCCGCGTTTTTTGAGTCATTCTCACTTTCGATATTGCGCTTCGTACCGTTGAAAAGCGCCTGGGTAATCGCAACCTTATAGGTCGCAAGGTCTGCCGGGACTGTCAACAGTTCGACCAGTTCTTCGGTGAGAAGTTCCTTCTTGCTGTCCGGGTTTCTGAGGTTATGCACCATCAGCGCTTGGTTCGCCAACAGCGTAATCAACCACACAACCTCGTTGATCGCCATTTCAAAGTTCTCACTCTTCATCAGCTTTTCACCGAGGTTTTCAAGACCGCCGTATCGAGCGGCAATTTCCTTGGTGGCCTTCGTACTCAAAAGAAGCGAGTATTCCTCACCACCGACCAGGATTGTTGCTGTACGTTCTTTATCCATAGTGCGTCATCTCCTTATTCTGCGGTTTCGTCCGGGGTTTCGTTTGCGGTTGTCGCCTCAGCATAGGACGGCTCATACACCGTCTCATACCAGTTGGAAATCGTTTCTGTCGTAACCGCCGCATCGCCCTCGGTAGCCTCTGCCTTCCAGGGATGCTTACCCAAACCGTCCGGCTTATTGCGGCGCATGATCGTGCCTTCGATGGTCGGCGTGGAGAAGGTGATGCTGTCACCCTTGGTGGCAAGTGCCGTTGCGGGAATACCGAACTTAACACGATACAGCCAGAAATACTTATAGCGACCGTTGGACTTCTTTGCGCGGAAGCCGATCGCCACAGGCTCACCGCCGTCTTCTGCCGTTGCGATAACCACACCGTTTGCGTCAATGGTAGAGCCTGTCAGATCGGACGCCACGATCGCACCCAGGTCATCAACGCCCAGGGAGAGTGTGCCGCTCTTAAACTCCTTCACGATTTCCGCAGCACCATCATCGGCATAAAGTGTTGCTTCGGCGAGTTCCACCGACAGATCAGCGGTCATCGCTTTCGCCAACTGTACAGGAGAGCCGTAGGTTTCGTTGCCGTTTTCGTCTTCGGTGATTTTTGCATAGAACAATTTGTCAAGACCGATTGTTGCCATCTTCAGATTCCTCCGTTTCGTAATATTGAGCCACATCCACATTGTAGTGGTGATAGCCAGTTTCAGTTTCGTAGCCGATATACTGTCGGCTTGTAATGGTGATATCGGCAGCTAACAAAGCACGAACCAGGGCGTTCTTAATCTTTGTATAACTGCCTTGGACATACAGGGATAACCGCGCCTCTTGCACATCAATCGAGGGAGCATTGTCCGCGTGGAATGCGAAACTGTCCGTCAACGGAACAACAACGATATACCGATCCGGCGCTGTTCCAGAAAACACACCCGTTTCAATCGGAATATCTAATGGTGTCGTGACCGATTTGATGTCGGATAACAAACTCATAGTTTCGACACCTCTTCCTCGTAAGTACGACGCATCGTTGCGATACATTCGGCACGAGAGGCAGATTTAGCGCGTTTCAAAAACGGCTTTGCGGGTTGTCCGTGTTTACCGTATTCCAGGATTGTCGCTAACTTGGCGTTGCTTTCGCCGTCGGAACGCGGTTCGGAAAAGCCGACCTTAATATTATGCTTGCCGTCACGATCCATTTTGACGTCGGACAAACCGAGCGACCGGGCAAGTTCGCCCGTGCTGCGCGACTCATACTTGGTGTCTTTACCAACTACCGCTTCGAGGGCGCTTTGCACACGGTCGAGTACAACCTCACCGCCTGCCTGCAATACACGCTCGGCTATTTCGTCAGCCTTTCCGTGTAATTCGGAAATCTTCATAATGAAATCGTTGGGCATCTGAATATCAACTTTTGCCATTTGCGCTCACCACCTTTTTCGCCAGCACCTCGATATACATTCCGCGTCCTTTGACATCCTCGACCGAGATGACATCGAATTTTTCGCCACCCGTCATAATGATGTGTTCGGTGGTGATTGTCACTCCGGGGATCACACGGAAGCGGAATAGGTCGGTAGCTTCGGAAAACGCCGCGAGGTTTGCCCAGCGTTGCGATCCGTGCCGACCTTCGCGATAAGCACGGACGGATGCCACCACATCATAGGCGGTGGTGGCGAATCCTTCATAATCCGTTGCTTTTCGCATCACAATAATGTCGATAGGTGTCTGCAGATTACCGAAGCTCATACTTACACCTTCCATTCTCGATCCAAACGCAACAGCAAGTTTACTGTGTTCCAGACTTGCTGGGCGGCTTGCGTGTTGTCTTGGAAAAAGCCGCCCGTGCTGCCGTCGCGCGATTCATAGAAATGCGATGCCAACATAATGACCGCTTGTTCGGTAGTAGCGGGCATCACGCCGTTTTGGTACGTTCCTGCCGGGATATGCTGATAACTTTCGGCATACGAAACAGCGGCGGTGATGTAGCTTTGCAGTAGCACATCATCCTCCGCGTGTTCGAGAATCAGATTCTGTTTCACTTTCGTGAGAAGAGCATCCATCACCGCCGCCCCCTTTCATTACGCTTCAGCCATCTTGAGCAGCTTGACCGCCTCGGAAAGAACGAGTTTACCGTCCACACGCTCCTTGGCGACAAAGCCAACCATACCGTTGCCCGCGAACAGTTCCTTCAGTTCCGAGAAGGAACGGGTGCCGCGATCGCCGATGTTGTAATAGCTGAAATCACCGAAAGCGATCGCCGGGACGCCAGCCGTCATCACAGGGAAATACGGCGAAGTGTACACCTTATAACCCAGGATGTGACCGGGTTCTCCCGCTTGCAGCGCTTCCTGCCACAGCGGACGACCGTTCTCGTCCTTCAGCTTGCGGAGAGTTGCGAGGGTACGATCGTTGGTAATAAACGATGCATTCTTGCGGTACGGACGCTTGAGCGAGTACACGAGGTCGACAACCTCGTCATAGGTG